ACCATTGAATAGTCAGTCTCGCTGAATGACGGTTATAATATATAGCGAGAATCTATACTACAACCGATCGCTGATTAAGCAGCGAGTGCGAAGCTTTCGCTAAAGGAAAGAGATTCTTTCACAGAAGCTACTGCGTTCTTGAGGCTTTGAATGATGCCGTTTGTTTTTGTGTTAGTTTATAAAGGATCTAACAATCCTGCTTGCTTCTAGTACATCTGCCACAGAGTCGAATCTGGTACAGGCCCAAAAATGTTGTCAAATAACGTAATATTTATTAAAGTTGATAATTAAAGGTATTATTTAAATAATATATATACCTTTATGAATATATCAAGAGCAAAACACATGTTAGTTGTAAGCGATTTTATCACTACACTAGAAAGAAATTTTGTTAAAAGCCTTGCTCTTGAAGATAAGTGGTCAGAAGAAAAAAACAATAGAAATGATGAACAGGGTAGATGGTACCGTTGGAGATCGTTGCAAGATATGTATTTGGGTAAAGAAACGGATTATAGAGCTAAATACGTAAAAGAAATACAGGATAGAGCTGTAACGTTAGTACAAGAGCAATTTCCAGAATTAGGTAAGTTAAAGGTCAATTGGTGTGGGGTAAGTGCTCAGACTGCACCGTTTGTGTATCACGCAGATTGTGAGTACCCTGAGGTAGAAAGTGAACGAGATTTAGGTATGCCAGAAGCAACAGGTTACAATACGTATAAAAAACCAACAAGCAAATGGATACCTAATTATGTACCTACCCGAGTGTATACAAGTGTTATATATTTAAACGACAATTTTAATGGTGGTGAAACCATAATGCCGGATCATGCTTTTGATGTAAAACCAGTAAACGGTCTTTTATTTGGTTTTCCTTGCGATCGTAACTATATACACGGGGTTAGACCTACTACTAATGGTATTCGTTATGCTTTTACGTCTTGGTACGAAAAGGACGTTTAAACAGGAAAGATTTCTGTTTGCGCGTTGTAGTAACTAGCTACTACGTATAGTATTATCACGCCTCTATAGGCTTCTAGTGTTTTTATACGCATCTCTGCTGCAAAGTGGCCATCTCCTCTATACACTAACCAGTACCTTAAATTACTTACTGCACTTCTACGTACTAAAAATTGAGCTTGATCAATTTTCATTACTGCTATACTTTCTACGTTTTCAATAGTTCTTACACCATTTTTTAACTGTTGACTTACAACAAGCATGTCGTTACCCGGTACTTGAGTGTGTGGTACCACGAAAGTAAAGTTTTCGTGCATTAAATTATCATCATCTAGGGCATATACCCACTGACCGGTATCTTCTACTTTATCATAATAGTGGTTAACACCGGAATGCATTGGCATTCCATCTTCTTTGATTAGTACTGTGGTGTTTTTATAATTCGTTACATCAACGTCTTTTTTAGTTGTAACAATATACCAATGACACTCTATATTAAGTTTTTCAATAGACTTGTAAATTCTATCCAAAAAAACAGGAGTTCTTGTATAAGCTGTAACAATGTGAATCATAAAACTATTTATTTTTATAAATTATAACTTCCAGCTATCTTTATCATAGTCAAACATAGTAAAAGCTTCTTTAAATTCATTATATATCAACTGGGCAGTTTCTTTAGTGTAAAACAACCTATAATCCGTATCAGCGCTTAAAAATTGATTATTAACTATGTATTTGTTGTAGTTGTTTAATATAGCAGGAGATTTTATATCAATAAAGGGTATTTTTAAAATATCCTCTTTTAAGTTTTCTAATTTAACAAAGTTAGCCTTTATTTTCTTCTTTGTGGTTACAGCTTTAAGAATTGTTTCGTAATGAGGGTCATCAAGAAACTTGTAGTTGGCTTTACTAACATAATCTGAAAAATTGGTATTAAATGTGTCAAGGCATCGTTTATCAGTCTTGCTTAACTCTCTATGCCAATGCCAAAATGACAAGACTCTAGAGTANGGGTTACGTACATTTAAATATAAACTATAACCTTCTATGTTATCTGGGTAGCAAAGCGTGTGAGTAGGCATCCATTCAGGACCTATAACTTTACCTTGTTTTTCAAACAATAATGTACCTAAAAATAAACCAACTGACCGTGTACCGTTACGAGTTGGTAACCACCATATAACTTTATGTTGGTGGGAAATGTTTACATCAGGTAGCACGTTACTCCTTGAATACACACCAACTCCACTCTCCACAAGCATATCTATCGTCTTTTACCCCAAAGAAGTCTTTTACTGCTCTACGCACATCGTCATCATTAGCGGTGTAGTCGTGTCCAGCTATATGTCCTCCTTTTTTTATTTTAGGGTACCAAGCATGCAAATCGTGCATTACAGCTTCGTATACATGATTAGCGTCAATAAAAACAAAATCTAACGATTCATCTGGAAAACGTTTAGCAGCCTCTACAGAACTCATTCTTAGAGACTCTACTAAATGATCTACAGGTTTAATGTTTTCTTTGTATAAATGCCAAACAAAATCAATAGGTACACTATCTGGGTCTTTAAGAGACAGCCCGTCTATAGTATAACGGTCCCATACATCTACTGTTGTTAGTTTGATATTTTTTTTAGAATTAGCTATTTCTACAGCCATATAAGCTGTAGAAGCACCTTGAAAAGCCCCTACCTCTACAAAGTGCGCATTATCATACCGCTCTACCATATGTGTATAAAGCTTAGGAAAGGTAAACCAACCAGGTATTCGGTAATGAAAATGTTCCATATACTAATTTACTAATTATTTGTAATATGCAATAAATTGGTCGGAACGGCGGGATTTGAACACGCGTCATCCTGCTCCCAAAGCAGGCGGTCTACCAGGCTGACCTACATCCCGAGTAAGCTTTAAAGTAACTTGGTCTTTTCTTTCTTTACGCTTTTTTTTGTATTTTCTGTTAAAAGCTTACCAGTAGGAGCAATTAACCCCATAACTTGTTCTATAGTTTCCTGTACTTCCCATGTACCGTGAGGCGGGCAATGTACAAATGTAACTTCTTCTACAGTAGCATCTTCTCTAGTTATAATGTTACGGTGCATACTCACAATAAAATCAGTGTTAATAACCACTATTTTGTTTCTGTGAGACGGATTTGCGTTAGTTAAAGATATGAGCATAATAGTATTTACTTGAGTTTAAAGAGCTTCAACCTGTTATTAAATAGGTACTTTTACTTCGCCTATATTAATAACATTACTGTTTTTTTGAAATAAAAATACCTTTTTATCTAGACCGTCTTCTGCTTTAAGTTTTTTAGCACTATCAATTGCAGCATTAGAATCGGAATACTTAACAGTGTTATCAATATTGCGGCTCCAATTATTATCTTTGCAGTAAAACAGAAACTCTTGTAACACATTTGCTGCATTCATATATCTTACAGAGGTATCGGCTATAATGAACTCTGTGTTCATTAACGTATTTGTTGACGTTTTTTAAGATCGTAAACTTGAGTGGTGCCGTCTTTGAGCATTATAGTGGCAGTATCACCACTTATAGATACTCCGCCTATACCGGCGGATTTAGCACTTATAGTAAACTTTATTTGACCGGTAAGAGCATCGGTAATGTCTACAGCCCCGTCTTTTTTAATTCTTGCTGAGTATGCCATAATAATATTTATAAGTTAATTACCCTATATAGTTCTTCTAAAGAGTTAATCATTACATCCGCTAAACCAGCTTCAATAATTTCTACATCTACGTAGTGGTGGTATTCTGAAGCAAGACTGTGTTCTTTATGTTTATATCCACATTCTACTAATCTTTGAGCTATATAGTTTTCTCGAGTTTCTTGAAAATCTATATCGCTCTTTTGTACTTTATGAGGTAGTTCAGATATAGCATAAATAGAACCATGCATCATTGCAACAGCTCCTGGCATTATGATACGTTTACCTTTTGTACCAGTCGCTAATATAAAGGTACCGGTACTTTGAGCATTAGATGGTACTAATATAGCCACATCGCTTTTTAATAGCTTAAAGGTGTTTGCTAAAAAGATACCATCTTCAATATTGCCGCCATCAGAGTTTATAATTAAGAGTATATCTTTATTAGATTTTTTATCTAATGCAAATAACTGTTTAGCTATATCTACTGAATTAGATTCAGTGACTTCACCACTAAGAAATATTACTCGATCACTTCCAAGCGTTTTAATTGTTTTTCTATTTGTAGGCATTTGATGTTAATTAAGTTCTTCTCAACATTTTGAGCAGTTTTAAACTTCATGATAAGGGTATCTGTACGCATATTGACATAGTCTTGTATATCTAAAGGCTTAATGTATCTTAACCCTTCATTACCATAAAAGTCTATACCTTTATCTTTACATTTATCAGCAATAATATCTACTGCTTCAAGTAAAGCGCCCCAACGAGCAAATTCGTACATAGTTATTTTAGTGTCTGGCATTTTTTCTTTAGTTTCCATTTGTTGTCCGGTAAAGGTTTGGTGCAGGTTGATCGTAAATAGGTTCGGTTACAATAGCGGTCTCTGCAATTAAATAAACAGAATTTTTTACTTTACAATGTCCACAAGTAAATCGATTTTCTTGCCCTACGCGTACTACTACGTCGTTTTCTCTTTTACAAGAAGCACAACCTACTTTAATAGTGTTGAGAGAAAGTATTTCTGCTTCTTTCACCATTAATAGTCTTGTGTCTCGAGCTGCTTTATATTCAAGAAATACATTGAGCATATAAAATGCAACAAATTGTACAATGAATGCTAAACCAGACCACGCAAGAAATGGTTTGCCTAGAAAGTGCGCTATATAACCTACAATTAGAGAAAACGATACCGTTTTAACTAACGATTTAAATAATCTTATTAGTGTCTGTTTCATCAACTCTATTAAATAGAGTTAACGTCTAGGTGCAAGAGAAAATTTGCTTAAATTGGCAGCTAGCTTTTTACACTCTACCATTACACCGTTCAGCTTTTTGCGAAACTCATCAAGCTCACTTTGTTTGCCTTTAAATAGGGGCAGTTTTGAAGCTTCTCTAGATTTGTTTCTTAAGTCTTGAGCCATTAAATAAAGATCAGCTAATTGCTTAACTGAATCCTGAAAAGGGTAAGGTAAAGCTTCTGGTGTATTATCTCTAGCTTTTTGATCTCTAAGAGCTTCAATNTTATTCAAAGTAGGNACTGAATCTCTAGCAAATTCATAAGCGCTTGCTGTCTCACTAGATCCATTAGATCCGTTAGAGTAATATGACGATTCCTTAAGTGGTAACTTCTTCTTACCTGTAGTAGAAGCTACTTCGTCTAAAAGTTTTTTAGTTTTTCTTTGTTTCACTGCTGGTAATATTTACGGTTCCAACTAGAAATCTGTTACTGCATCTTGGACAAANCCAATGTGCTTCTGTAACTATGTCTTTACCTCTATTTACCTGTACAATGCGTGGATGCACTGCAGGTGTACCGCATGTAGTGCAAGTAGATGGACGTGGTACTACTGTATTTTGTAACATGTATATACTTACTCAAACCCTTTAAAATACCCAGTTAATAAATCATCATTAATATTTTTATTAAAGACTGCTTGCCAATCTTTAATTCTGGTGGTTATTGACGGAAATTCAAGATCTTCACATATCTGCTTAAATGTTATAAAATCCGGTTTTAACTCTTTTAGTTTCTGTATTTGTTGTTTGTAAAGGTCAATCTCTTCACTATATTGTTCTAAACCGTAAGAAAGATCCATAAGTTTAAGATTATTGTTTATAATCTCTTCNTGTTCCTTAATAGTACTTTCCAGTTCTAACACACCTTTGTTTTTGTAGTTATTATATGCTTTAGCTAGTTTAACACCTTTTACTTTACCGTATCCCTCTATACCAGGTATATTATCAGAAGTGTCCCCTACAATAGCCTTATAATAAAGGTATTCTTTAGGGGTTAAATTAAACTCTTCTTCAAAATTACTAACATCTATTAGCTGCTTTTTGATAGGGTTATAATAGGATATATCCTCTGCAACTAACTGTATAAAGTCTCTATCAACACTAATAATGATTTTCTTTCCATCAATATTTTTACTTAACCAGCTTATAACGTCATCCGCTTCTAACTTACCAGGGAAAATGTTCCTCACTCCAAGTGTTTCGGTTAATTTGACAACTCCTTCTGCACTAGCGTAAACATCTTTGTTTCTATCTTGGTCTCTGGTGCCTTTATAAGAACCCTCTGTTAGAGTGTTTCTAAAATTAGTTTCATTGGTTAGTTTTTTATCCCAAGCAATGTATACATTGTATGCATTAAAATGTTCCACATAAGACTTAACAGTCTTAATAAACGTGAACGTGCTACCAACGTTCTCGCCTTTAGAGTTTATTAATAACCGGCCGGTATTATTTGCAACCCAGTGAGTACGGTGAAGGGTATTATTCCCGTCGATTAAGAGCGTTATTTTTTTGTTCATCAGTAGCTTTAAGGTTATATTCTGCTATGCACACATTATATACCTTTTTAGGTAATACATCTACTGGTTCTAAGATTTTATTTTGAATACCCCAATCGAAATCTTTTGCAGCAATTTCCCGGATAAACTTATCCGGTAAGGAAAAGAACACNAATTTGTCTTTACCNTTTTTTACCCTTACTAACCATTCGCCTTTGTACTTTCCTTCAAGTACCACATATATGCGACGTTGTTCAGGTAAAAATTGTAATTTTAACTTTTTAATTATTGTGTCCATACGGGTCTTCCCCGTTAGAATTAGCAACGTTCTGGTTAATCTTATACATTACACGTCTAAAACGTTCTAGTAAAGAATCGTATTCAGCTGTATTGCTTGCAGATACCATNTCAACAGGATTACCGTTAAGATCNTATCCAATAAGCATAAACTGATTCATATACTCTTTCACTTGAGTTTCTAAGCTTTCAATTTCTTTTTTCTTTTCTTTAACAAAGGAATTTTTCACTTTTGCAAACTCAAGCTGAGTGTGTCTAATAAGCTCTTCAAACTTCTTTTGATCCATTACTACTGGAGTCATAGGTGATGGAACGTTTAAGTTTAAAGGACTATTAGGTGCTGGTGCAATAGAGCTACTAGGGGCCGCTGTAGAAGACAAAGAAGAGGTATTAGTTGTAGAAGAATCTACTTTTTTCTTTTTATTATTCTTACCACCAGTTTTTGTATTTTTAGCGGCCATTAATATTACTTAGTATCTCGCTCCGCAGAAGCAACAAAATCATAAAATTCTTTACGAGTTTGTGGTTCGTTCATAAAATCCCCAGATAACTTAGAAGTAATCATAGCACAACCGTGATGCTTTACACCGCGATGGCAAGCACAAGTATGGGTACATTTAAGAATAACTGCTACACCCTGATTGCCTGTGCATAGTTGATCAATAGCTTTATGTATCTGAACCGTTAATCCTTCTTGTATTTGAGGACGACGAGCATAATGTTCTACAATACGATTAAGTTTAGAAAGACCAATAACCTGACCGTTTTTATCAGGTATGTAAGCTACATGAGCAACACCAGTAAAAGATAGGTGATGGTGCGAACACATAGATACAACAGGTATATTCATCTGACTAACAATACCATCATAACCATCTGATGGAAAAGTAGTAATCTTAGGCGGGCCTTCATAGCAACCTTTAATAAGGTCACATACATATGCTTTAGCTACACGACGAGGTGTATCAGCACTATTGACGTCATTACGCCAATCAATACGTAGAGCATCTAGAAATGTTGAATACGCTTCTGCTGCTTTATCAATAATAGCTTTCCTATCTTCTTCTGTAGTAATCATACTACTATTAGCTGTAGGAAGTGTTGGGTGTTTTACTTCGTTTGACATATTAAAAGATTTTACGGACTTAAACTGTTCGCCCGTGGTATAACTCTGATTTGTTGTTGATTCCATATTTTACTAAATAGCTTATTATAACCTCAATTGAGTCGGTTTTCAACTTAAAACGTTCAGGAATATATTGTCCTCCGTCATAAAATTCAAAAAAGGTTTCATCAAATAATTCTTTGTGATTAACATAACAAGTACAAAATACAGATGCATTGCCTGGGTCAATCATTACTGTCCAGCTACGTGGATCCGCTTCACTATATGCATCAAAGATCTTATAGACCACGTAACCAGAATCTTTAAGTCTTTTTATGAAATAGCTTTGTGTTGTTATCTTGTTAGCCATTATTTTACTAACCCCGATATAATAAACTTAAACTCTGTTTCTGGTGTAGTTTTAACGTAAAAAGACATGACCTTGAGTTTAAGATTTATACCTACTCTTGCGTTTTCAAACTTAACACCAGACAACACTCTAAAAATATCTAGATTAAACGGTATTACTTGAGATAAAGGTTGACCCTCTACTTTATCTACTACTTTAAGAGATATACTATCTGTATTGTCTGTTTCTTTATCACCTAATTCACAGTACACTCCGTCAGGTTGACCGTAAAGATAAATTTTATTAGTAGTCGTAGCAAAAGCACTAGCTTTAAGGATTTCTTGTAGTTTTCTGTAGTTAATATCAAAAAACGTATCTAGCTCTAATGCTTCTATTTTCTCCTTTTTTAATGCTACTTTAGGTACAGCTGTATCATCTAAGAAATGATACTTAAATTGAGTAGTATTAGACTTATATAAAAGATGATTACTATTTATAGTAAAAGTAATATCATCTTCTTCTATACACTCAATAACACGTAAGAGTTTTTTAATATCCCCTATGTTAAGGGATTGTTCATTATCTATCCCCGTTACATAATTATACTTACCAAGTAATATGATACTGGTGTCAGGTTTATTACATATAGTGTATAAACCATCTTTAGTAACTTTAATAGATGCGACATCAACGGTTTTACTTACAACATTTAAGAAGTTGTCCGCAAAATCTTTTTTAACCAGTTTGAGTTCCATTTGCTATCTTCGGTTTTTTTTTATTATTAGATTCGATTAGGGTGTTAACTTTATCGTTTAACATTTTAACTGAAGATTGAAGATTATCAATAGCATTCATGATATCTTCGTATTGAACTTTTTTGTTTAAATCAAACTCTAATTGNTTAGNATCAGAATATGGTTGAACAATTGCTTGTTCCTGCTGCACGGGCGGTGCAACAAACTGAAAATTATTATGCTCTACTTGTTGAGGTGCAGGTTGCTGATAAACAGGTTGTTGAGGCGGTCTTTGCTGTGGTGCTTGTGGTGGTATCTGCATACCAGCTGCTCTCATAACATTTGAAGGCATAACTTTAGACATATCCACATCCGTTACTTTAAGGCTATCCCCAACAGCGTTCTTTTTAATACCGCCTATATCATTAGATACCATCTTGCCAAGCATAGCAATAGCAATCATTTGCTCTTTAGTCAAGCCTTGAGTATTACCGGCTATTCTTTCAGCATCTGCATCTGACATAGCAGGCGCAGCAGGCCGGTTCATGGCCTGCTGGCGAGCTTGCATAATTTGTTGTCTGCGTTGTTCTTCAGTCATTTAGCTTAGAGGTTATCTAAACCTTCTAGTATTGCCTTTACCTTATCATCGTTCTCAGTATCTTCAACTGCTACGTGAGCTGGTTTAGCAGTTTGTACTGGTTTAACAGCTGCTTTAACAGCAATCTTAGGTGCTTCATATGGTACATCATCATCTACATCATTTACTTCTGTAGGGGTAGATGAAGACGTATTGAATTCGTTATTATAAAAGTGAATATTAAGGAATTCTTGAATTTCATCAGGTGTTTTATGTTCAACCAATGTATTCAGATCATATGTACTATTATAAATTTCAGGAATCTTACTTTCATCAAAACCTTCAATAGGTCCTGGAGAAAGGAACTTAGAAGCAGTATATTTTGGATATTTAGGTGCACCTGGCTTATCAGTTACTTGTTCTGCTTTAATACGGAACGTGCAACCAGTTTCATCTAACTTAAAAATCTTTTCACCGAATTCTTGCGAATCGTCTCCACTAATAGCTGAATTAATAATTTCGTTTAACTGCTTACCATANCGAAGAATCTTTACAGTACCGTTATTCTTTGGTTCATTAGGATCTTGAATAACATAAACGTTTACATACCAGTTTTCTTTACGACGAAGACAAGCTTTAGCTTTTTCTTGATTTTCTTTTGTGCCATCTCTTAAGATCTTAAAATAAGCTTCACTGATTAGGCAGCGTTCATGCCAAGTNCTTGGTGATGTAATGCTTACATACTTACCATCNCGCTCACTGTTCCAGCCATGATGAAAATAATGTAAAAAGGTCTCTGCAGGGTTGCTAGTGTTAGGTAATAAACGAACTAGGTAATTACCTGGCTTAGCAATTGAAATAATATTTCTAAAGTTGCTATCTGCATTTTTTGTTTTAGCGCTTTCTAAAGCATTTTTAATGCTTTCGAACATATTAGGATTGAATGTAGGTTTCATAATTTTATTTTATTATAGTATATAAGTTAATCAATATTAATTTTATTAGTTAGTAGTTTGAGACCTTCATCAATTAAGTTCTTTGCTCTAGTAGAAGTAACTATTCGCATTTTATATTTTGAAATGTTAAAAGCTACATCTTTTAAGTATAGTTCTTTATCTTGAAGGTTAAGTGAGTTTAAGTTATTTTCGAAAAAAGGCAACTTAATTAACACGTATATATTAATTAATTTGTCTGCATAATCCACAAATGGTCTAAACGTATAGCCCTTTTTGGAACTAGCATACTGATTTAAAGTAATCTTTTCATTATAACACGTAACAGCTAGGTACTTTAAGGATTTTTTGATATCCTCTATTTGCCCTTCAGTATCAGGCGATTCTTCTAGCTTTTGCTTTTGCATTATACTCCAAACAGCTATTGCTTTTTGAGTGGTATAAAAATTAAGAGGAAATAAATCCTCGTCTTTATATATAACATACGGAGCTTTAAAAAACTCTTTAGGGTCTATTTGCGGAAACTTTTTAAAAAACAATACTAAACGTGCACATAAGATGCCGTCTGGTGTTTTTTCAAAGCCTTCAAAGTCTTTACGTGGTTTCCAAGGTTTGTTTCTAGAGCCTCTAGAGACTCCAAGAAACGTATTGTAAACTTCGGGTATGTTCATTCACTACGATTGTAGTACCTCTCGTACAACTTTGCTACGACAAAGGTTAGAATTATGCTTTAAAAATAGCAATATTGCTTCCTTCTCATTATCAATTTGTACCATGCGCATAAAAACTTTCTTGTATATTTTGTTTTTAATGATTAAACTAAATACTGCAACGCTATTAAGTTTTTTATTGTGTATAATTGAGCAAAACGAACAAAATTTAAGAATTTCGTTTTCTATTTCCTCTTCAATTAAAGCCCCCATTGGGGTTTCAAGTACTGCGCTTTCTAATGCTCCAATTACACCAGACATTATTGTTGAATAGGGGTTAATTGTTTAACGAATTCCATAAAGCCTTCGGTAATCTTACCACCGGCTGCATATTCATGACCACCACCGTCACATAGTTTGTTAGCAAGTTTAGACAAATCAACAGTACATTCTTTCTTTTTTCTAAAAGAGACGTGAGAACTAGAAGCATTAACAAAAAATACAATATCTGCAGGGAATTTCTTGAGAAGATAATCGCACACATCATTAACATACTTATTGCCAGTAGTACCTACAATATAAATAGGTTGCTTACTAATGTTAACATTACCTGAGTACACTTCTAAATTCTTAATGGTGTTATCTCTACCTGTAATGTGATCTTTAATAATATTAACTTCAAACGTGTTAAAACTATCAAACCCGTTATAAAAGCGTTCTATAAACTTATGCACTCTAGTCATATCTAAAGTGCGTTGAGTGTTAATAAACAAACAGTTAATGTCGTAAGATTCTTTTAATTTAAACTGATAGCTATCATAATCATCAGCAAGAGCAATAAGGTACTTTTGTGCAGGTGTTAAAGAATCTTTAAGTAGNGATTTAAAGTGAATATATATTTTCTTNGCGCAAGAAGACGTNTCTACTACATCTACGGTAGCGTTTTTATANTTATGNTTATTGTTTACATGTGTGAGGTGATGATCAATAATAATAGCTTTTTTGTTATCNATTAAGTCAACACAACTACTTGTATCTAAGTCTAGAAACAAAACATTATCATAATTGTCAAAATTATCATCTTCTAGCCACTTTAAGAACTCTTTTCTAAAAGTACTAACAGTGCAGGCTTTAAATTTAATGTCTCCTAGCTTTGACTTTAATGCCCAATGCAATATTAACAGACTAGTTGCACCGTCTAGGTCAATATCTGTAAAAACATATATGTTGTTGGGATTCACAATGGTTATTTAACTATCTTAGTAATATTTTCCAGCTTTCTTTCTAAATTCATCATTTCATCTTCATTTGAATTGTTATTGGCATCTTTACTGTATTCTTTTTCTACCTTTAAAGATAAAGTGCTATAGTCAATTCTCATTGTTTCTGGTGTGTGTTTAGGTCCAACACGGTTCTTAATACATCCCAAACGAATAAGTCCGAGATCTTGATCGCCTTGTTCTTGATGAATAGACCAAACAACATCAGCAGTAAATGCAACACCTAGAGATTCGGATACGTTTTCTAACCCAGGCTTTTCCATACCATCACGGTTTGTTTGAATTGCACTAACTATAGGCACATTAAAGAAATAAGACAGTGCTCTTAGTTCTTCTGCTGTGTTCTTACCCTGTTCATAAGAGTTATCACCGCTACTAGCTTTAATTAAACCAAGGTAATCTATTACAAGAATATCCGGTTTAATACCTTTTTTAACTAAAGATTCAAGGTAAGATTTAATGCCACCGATTGTAATACTCTTTGGTGGGAATTCTTTAATAAGTAGTTTCTGTTTATGAGTATCTGTAACACTCATAAAGAAATTCTCTAACGGTTTAATTTGTTGTTGTATTTCCCCAATTGGAATTTTAGATAAATGACTACTAATTCTCTTTGCATACATCATTTCAGGCATTTCAAGAGAAATAAGAACAGTGGTAAGACCTCTAGCAGCCATATTAGCTGCAATATTACCTAAAAATATAGACTTACCTACATTAGTCGGTCCTAAGAACAAATACAATGCTCTACCACGTTTAGCTAAACCACCACCGATTTTATTATCAATAAAATCCCAGCCTATTGGTATAGTTTCATTAGGTGCACCTAACTCATCAATAATCTTTTGATACTGACCGTAAAAGTCTAAACCTACATCACTAACAAGCGATATATTACAAGCTTTTTCAAAAACTTGTAAAAATTTACCGTAATCAGATTTATCGTTAGTTACATCTTCTACTATCTTTAATATAGCATTATGTACAGCTTTTTCTTTGAAGTAAACTTCTGTATTATTAATTAACTCTTCAATATTACCTTTATTATCAAATTGTTTGTAACTTAATAAGGTATCTTTAAAAAGCTTAACATCTTCCTCTTTAGGAATATATGTTCTGATTTCTGTAACTGTAGGTAAACATTTACGTTTAGAGTAAAAGTCTTTAATAATATTAATAACAAGTTTATTACCAGGAGATTTAAAGTTCTCTGGTAACAAATGATCAAATATTAAAGAAGTGTAATAAGAGTTAGTAAGAGCATTGTATGCAATGACGTTCTCAAAAAAATCTGTATTGACTGGTAGTTTACTCTTCACGTAGTTATTATAACCTATTTCATTAAAAAAGCTAAGGTTTCCCTTAGCTTTTTTTAATTATTCTGTAGTTTCTTCTATTTTAGGCTCATCAATTGTAGGAGCATCTAATGCTCCTCCATAGCGAACCTTTTCTTTGAGAGTTTCTTCTAACTTTGGAATTACTTTTTCATCCCAAAACTTAGTATCATTCTCCCAAGTTTTAGCATAACCGATTTTCTCTCCGTTAAACTGAAAGGTTGAACCCGTCTGTTGAATAACACCAAATGCTACAGCCATGTCTTTTAAGCCTGCATAACGACTCAATCCAGTACGGAAGTTGTTATACAATTCAGCTTTTAAAAACGGTGGTGCAAAACGATTTTTCACTGTCATTGCTGATAGTGTAACGCCGCTTACATTGTGAGCTACTGCAATTGATTCTTCTTCTTCGTTTTTATCAATTTTTTCGTTTCTAGTCGCAAGCTGAACCAACAAAGAAGCAAGATAAACAGGGCCAGAGCCACCGGACTGTTTTTTAACCAATTCAGGGTAGAGTGAAGTTGGGTTATCATAAATGTGATTAGTGAAAAGAATAGGTACCCGAGCTTTAGCTGCTTTAAACGTTAAAGCTCGCATCATAGACTTCATTGCTTTAGCCTTTGTACCCATATCTGCTGCATCCTTACCTTCTGTAACGTCGCGAAGCTCTTTAGCGCTTGCTAAGTTACCAAGACTATCAATAGCTATAATAACCTTTAAGTTTGGATCATTAGCTGCAATAATCTTGTCTAAAAATGTAGCGATTTGGTTACGGCAATCCTCTACTGTTTCTACTGGATAGTATTTTAAGCGTTTAGGGTCAATACCTACACCTTCAGCTGATTGTTTGTCTACAGCTGCTTCAGTATCCCATACCGCAGCAAAATAACCCTTTTTCTGGGCATTAGCAATAATCTTATTAACAATAAGAGTCTTGCCTGCTCCCGAAGGACCAGAAAAACCAGTTATTCTACCGACAGGTATACCTTTATAAAGAGAACCGGAAAATATTGCATTTAAAGCATAAGAACCGGTATCAATCCAGTCTCCTACAATAGAAAGAGAGTTATCTTCTGATAGCATAGACGCATCTGCATTCAGTGCGTCTACTGCTTCAAAAATATCTTTTAAAGAAGAAGTCTTGGTTTCTGAAACCTTAGACTCTGCTGTTGATTGTTTACGGGACATATATTAGTTACCGTCTGCGTCAAAAAGCTTAATGGTAGGAGCTGGTTGAGCGTTAGATGGTTTAAACATTTCTGTGTATTGACCAATAAGATTTGGCTCAAGCTCTAAATTAGAAGCAAGAGTAATCTGTGTTTTACTAAGTGTCCAAGTTGGAAATGCATCCCTGTCTTTAAAAAACTCTCTAAACATTAAAGGATATAATTGTACTTGTAGTTTCTTTTCTTGTGTAGGAGCTACGTTAAGAATAGCTGGCTTAGTAATAGTAACACTACTATCATCTTGGCTTACAAATGTAGCAACAATAGTACGTTGAATACTGTCTAGGTAAACGATAATTTGATCTGGGTTCATATAGTTATATTAATATAGTTTTTAATTTAATCAAGGTTATTGACGAGGAAACTTAAAGTAAGGTGCTTTTGCGTTAATAAGATACCTGTTAAGTAGTTTTTTATGGGATGCCCGTGTAGGAACAATATCCCATCCACCACGTCTTGCATAGTAGCAAGTTACCATAAGTTCTTCTGGTTGTAATAAGTCCCAAAGGCGTTTATAAGCAGCTTCACAAATTTCTTCATGGAAGTGACATTCATTACGGAATGAAACGATCCACTCTAATAAAGATTGCTCTGTAACTGCTTTATTACCTTTATAATAAATAAAAATATCCCCCGAATCTGGTTGCTTTGTAATCTTACAGTTAGAACGTAATAGAGTACTCATATAAAAGTGTTGCTCTGTTGATTCAGTTTCGTTAGCTACTAACAGATCAGCATTCTCGTTAAATACGGTAAACTTAATTTTCTCTGCACTTTTAATTTGTTCTAATGGACGCCAAATATTAGCACTATGATCTGAAAACCAGACTTTTCTATCTGTTTCAGTTTCAGGATCTGTAATTTGAGAATACAATTCTACTTTAACGTCAGTCTCTAATAATAAAGATAAGTCTTTAGAAGCTGTTTGCTTAATATTTTTAAGTACTTCTTTGGTATTCTTACCCATCTTCTGCATATTAAATGAGTTCCAGTATAGTTTCATTGACTTAGATTCTACAATGAAATCATTTTCAGCAGAATAAACTACTTTAGCCACGCAAGTAACAGGTAGACCACTATCTGTTAATGCACTACATTCATAACCATTCCAAATGTCGTAACCTACAAAGGGTAAGAAACCATTCTTAAGATCAAGGTAAGTACGGTTACGTTGGCGCTCTTCTCGCACCAAAATCTCTGGTGTATACGTGGTAGGAGAATCTACTCTCTGTCCAAGTACTTTGTCAATGTTATTAGTATTATAGCTCATTAGTAAAATCTTTTGTTATTGTATTAGTTATAATTTTAGTTCTTTCTTCAACTGTTCCCATAACGTAAACGAGTTTATTAGCAGGCATTGAATGATGCTTTAAATAAAAGTCAAACTGCTTTACAACCCCATCAAAAAACTCTTTACCTGTGCTTCTTTCACCGTCATCTTTAATATCAAGTTCAGGTACAACGTAAAATATTCTATCATAAACCTTTAGTAATTCTTCGTATACAGATAAAGCAGCTTGATATACTTCTTTATTAACTTGTCCTTTTTCATAAAAATAAGTCGTATATGCAATACCATCTAAAGCACCTCTATCTAAAACCCAGTTACCTGGAGTCAATCCATACTCTAAATGTCTAGCCATTACCAAGTATTGAGTTAGAGAAGTACCACCCTCATTAATAGGTACATTCAAGTCTTTTAACCCTCTAGTTAAATTAGTTCTAAAAGAGAAATGATTGTCGTTTAAAAACAAATCTCCCTTTAGAGTTTTTACTAAAGTAGTTTTACCTTGTGAATGAGCGCCACAAATTGTAGCTTTATAGTTTGTTCTCATAGTTTATTATTTAATAGGCTTTTGCCCATAAAGCCAACCCAATTATCAATTGACAGTTTATGTAAATGCTCAATATATAAATCCACGCTTTTAAAATCCGTATAAAGATCTCCAGTACTAAAACGCATTTCAGATACAACTCTACCTGCATCTACTTCAGGTATAACTTCATGAATAACATGACCATGTGTGTTATACTTTTTAATGGGATATGTTTGCCATACTTTAGCTTGTGGGTCTTTACCTTTTAATTCTGGAAATTTAGTTATAAGTCCTGGATGACCGTTATATATCTTAAACTTACCGCAAATTTCCTGTGGTACAATACGAAGAAAACCGTGTAGTGTAATAACATCTGCATGTCTTATAGCTTCTCTATACTCTTCTACAGTCGGCTTATTTGGTAAAAAAATAAACCGATCAAAACATCTCTCAAGAAGGTTAGGGTTAATTTTATCTAAATCATTAAAACTTTTATTAGTAATAATTGCATCCGGAAAACGACCTATCTTTGTAGATATTTCGTAAATTTCAGATCCACTCTGAGAGAAAAAGGTTTTCCAGATTAAAGTGCGTTTCATAGGTTAAGACGGAACCCTATTGTATTATCACTAAAGAAAATAACAAGTGTAAAATCAACAATACCGTGTTTTATTAGGTAAGGTTTGACATCAGATAGCTCTCTTACCGGCAACTCTTGATTCTTAATACAATCCCAAAAATAATAATCCCTAATAGTAATATTATCTGCCAGGAGATGGGGATAGTTAGCATGAACGGAGTTGGTTATAGCTTCTAATGTAGTCATCCATTAACGTAGTTTCTAAACTGTATCAGATTACTTGCAATAATTCTCTCCTGTATTTCATCTGGTACTACATCTAAAAGATCTACAAGTTTAGTGGATTCTTTCTTCCAATTACCTATTACATCAGAATATCTTACTCTCTTAATACCGTGTACAATAGGAGAAGAAGTATCTAGGGTTTCTATCCAATAGTATTGCGGGCTTTGATAAAAGCTAAACTCTCTCGGATGAGCACAACCTAATAAATGATGGGGTTTATCTTTATTAATAATACCGTCGTTCATTAACTGTGTTAAAGTCATTACTCTACCCATCATATAAGATACCCACTTGTTAGGGTGAGGGAATGCTTTAAGATAATAAGAATAGTCAAATGAAATAGCTAATTTGTCTACACCTATTTCTTGATCTAAAGCTACATAACACTTAACTAGTTCCCCATATGTCTTGCCTTGTACAACTCCAATAGTCTTAGAACTACTAACAAAGTCCCAATCTTTCCATAAGCACTTCTTAGCTGAATCAATAGTACCTTGACAGTCTTCTAATACATCTGGTATAATGTATTCTGTAGGATTAAGCTTTTGTATCCAGTGAGCATAACGTTTAGGGTCAAAAGATGTACCTAGTTCAAAGATAGAGTTATCTAATAAAACGTGTCTACCACCTTTAACACTATCCTCAAAAAACTTGTAATATTGCGGGTGAGTTTCAAAGAGGTGCACGAGTGCATAGCAGTAATCGTTGTATGTACGAGATATCTCTAACATACTTAAAGGAGATTCGTGTGATATCTTAATCATGTGAATAAATCAAATAAGTCGGTTTGTGCTTGATTGTTAAGTTGAGGTAAATGCCAGTTAAGTGCATTATATACAGCTTTTACTGGTGTGACGATGATTGTATTGAACATTTCTTCATAATCAACATGAAAATCGTTTAATTCTGGTGGAAAGCTTACTGGAAAGCAAAGAGTGTCAATATTGTACTTGTTAGGGGCAATATATATCTTTTTTACCTTACCACCAGACGTAATACGTTCATATTTTGTATCCAAATTACGGTGTTTGAGTAATTGATTGTACCAAATAGCGCCTTTTACGTGGTTAGGAGTTCCTTTTGCAATTTTAAACCCTTCCGCTCTTACTTCGTGTTTTTCTATATCACTCAACCCACCTCTAATAGCTACATCGTCAATAGAAAGACTTTTAAAGTTTTCGTATACTTCTCTATAAAGAGCATTTGCTTTGTTTTGATCCTGTATTAGTAGACTGTTCTCAATAACCTTTTTAATTAACTCTTTAGCTTTTTTAGGTGTGGTAGAACGAGCAATTTCAACGCCAACATACTTGAATTTGTTTACATTAGCACCTTCATCATTTAAAACGTGTATAATGTACCGTTTCTTTTCTAGGTATACTCCTACATCACAAATAGATTCTCTCTTAAAATAGTAACGAGGGTCTGTAGAGTTAAGAGCATCTTTAGCCCACTGTTCAATGTTTTTATTAAGGTATACCCCTAATTCGTCGTCAATAAACTTTAACCCCTCTTTATTAACTTTATTGTTAGTTAATATGTCTAGCTTCATTATATCTAATAACGGTTGAATAGTGACGTGAGTACTATCCGTATCGTTATAGATTGTTAATGACTTACCAGTATAGCCTAGTTTTTCTTTAGCGTATTGATCAATAATATCAGATGCTTGCTTAACCACCGACTGACCAGTAAGAGTGATGCTACCAGCATGATCACTATCACAAATAGGGCTAAACTTATTAGCAAAAACACCGTAGATAGAGTTGAGAAGAATTTTGATGACATGCTGTATGGTGTCAGCTCGTTCCATATTAAACTTACACGTTTTGTATTCATCTGTATCAGGGGTTAGGTCGCTTAATTTTTTCTTTAAACTAACATATTGGTTTTTGTTTACAATTCGCTCTTTGTATAAACTATCAATTAAAGAAGGCACTACACCTCTTTTCTTTTGAGTGTAAAGTACATTTGCTTTGGATATAGCGAGCTTCTCTACTTGTACAAATTGTACAAATTGCTCGTTAGACATTTTAAAGTCTTTTTTATTTGAAGCTAGACGTACTGTAACCCCATTATCATCTTTATTAACTATCTTACCGACCTTTGTCTCCGGGGATATATTCAGGGTAATGATAGTGCTAGGGTATAGTGAGTTAGCGTCATAACTTACAATTGACTTCTGCAAACCTCTTTCAGGGTCTTTAACAAATCCACCTGGTACTTCTTCTCTAATTGGTCCTTCAACGAAAGTAGGTATAATCATACCGTGTTTATATGCTTCTAAAGCAACACACCCGGTAACAATAGATACTTTACCTAAAGCAGCTTCAAACGACGTTAAACCTTTATAAGCTAACATACGAATGATTTTAAAGAACTGTAATTTCTTTTCCATTCGTACTAACAGATCAACGTCTTGTATGTTATAATCAACAAAGTTATTCCAATCGTTAGTAGAAAGAGAGGCTAGGTTGGTAGCATTGATAGCTAGTTTACCTTCTCCCAGTTCATGTTGTGCTACAAAGTTAAGAGCATAAGACTCTAACAAACCACGCGCAAAACCTCTATATACTTCAAGGTAATCCATTGCTGATACACCATGTATGTACCAGCGATCTAATTCTTGACCCTTAACGAAGATACCTTTACGGCACCATAAACTCTTTACAGGAGACAAACGCTTTGATTGCTCTTCACCAAGAATATTGTTAATACGATTAATAAGGTAAGGAAAATCGAAAAAGTCCGTGTTCCAACCAGATAATATGTCAGGAAAGTAATCGTTTTCCCAGAACTCTAAAAACTTCTCTAACAAATCATACTCGCTAGTGCATTCAGTGTAAACAACGTTCGTACGAGAAGGAGTATAAGGCTTACAACCCCAAGTGTAAAAAGTCTCCGAAAGATTATCATAAATGGTAATAAGGTTGATAGGGTGTTTTGCATCTTTAGCTTCAGGAAACTCATCTGGTGAATATACTTCNATATCTAAAAAGCATACCTTTAATGGGTTTATAGAGAATTCAGGCTTCTCATAATCGTTCTTATATGTATCAATAAGAAACTGCTGCTCTACTTGTATGTTATGATAAAGTCTTTTTATTGCTCCATCTTGAGCGGCTTTATTGCGTTCAAAGTTACTTTCAAAGACTTTCTTCTTCAACTTAGTATTAAAGATAGAAAGTCCGTCAACAGTATCTGAATTAGTTTCTATGTAGAAATAAGGAAGGTGTCGTTGTTTCTTAACAATACGATTACCTTGCTCATCCCACGTAAAAAGATAGCAGTTACTTTCTCTTTGATTATAATAAACGTTTCTATACACAGCCCATTATTATGGGACCATTTACGAACTTATCAAGAGAAATATAGACTACAATACTCATTAATATGGTCTTCTAACCAATACTTGCATGCGTTTTTACGGGCAAGATCTGATTCAGTAAGATAGCGCTTACGATCAGACATAACTTTCTTAATAATTTCAATCATTTCTTCACCGGTATTAAACTTTAACGGTGCATCCTTATAAGGTTCTAAGTTTTGACATACACAAGGTAAGCCTAAAGCCCCGGCTTCAATATGTTTAATATTAGCTTTAGCAAGATTAAATTTATTATTTTGCAAAGGTGCAATAACAATATTGACGTTTAAAGCATTAAATGTAGAAGGGTAATCCCATATGCGAGTCCAACCTACATATTCGATTTCTCCACTTCTGACGTGTTCAGCAAGTTCAGCAGGACATCCGCCCATTAGCACCCATTTAAACTGTTTAAGAGTCTTTTTAATAACATTAACAATATCACCAAAGTCGTCTTTTACATCTTTCAAGCCAGCTATATTAAAATGCGTAGGGCTTCCAATATAACCTACTCGTGGTCGACGTTTGTTATCTTCGTAATTATCCGAAATCTTACTCTTTACATAGAAACGGTCCATCCAGAACTTAGGCATGTAATTAGGCAATGTAATGCCCCTTACTCCAGACCTTTCTTCGTAGTATTTTGACATATAATCTGTAGGGGCAGTAATACCATCACAAAGCTGCATAATTTGTATTGCGGTTTTAGCAATGTTAGGATCTGTAAAGGCTTCACGTGCTTTGTTATAAACTGGAATGTCTTCAGCAAATATAACGTCATCAATTTCGTAATATATCTTAAAGTTATTAGTCTTATTAGATATATTTCTTAAAAACTGTACAAACTGTAACTGAGTAGGTGTAACTTGTCTTTGTATTCTTACACTTCTTACATCTTGATAGAAGTTTTCCTGCAAAATCATGAAGTTATTGTTATTAATAATACCTAATTGATTACCATTAATAATAGCTTCAGGCCAGTGCATTCTCCAGAATCCGCAGCCTTGATGATCTGCAGCATAACTTACTGCACGTTTCATATCTTGAGGTATACCTGTAGGCATGCTTACAGGTGTTGGTTGGCTGTTTGCTAACGGGCTACCTATTGTAGGTGCACCGAAAGGTAATTGAGGAGCTCCGAAGACTCCACCGTTATTAGACATCATAATTGGTTGTTCTAGTTGTTATACCGTTTCTTTTTTCAAGATAAACGATTTCCCCGCCAATACAATACTTTTTACTTTCTTTGCGGTGTGAAATAATGTAAATTGATTCATTATAATTATCTACTCGATCTTTAAGAATATCAAGTACTAACTCAATGCCTTTCTCGTCTAAAGATGAGTCGAGAAGTTCGTCAAACATACTTAAATTAATCCAAACATCTGCTTGTGCTCTACGTATATCTTGAAATGTAAATAGCATTGCAAGGTCAATTGCTTTACGTTCAGCTCCAGAAAAATTAAAGTAGCTACACTCGCTACCTCTTTCATTAGTAATAGTTTCTTCAAAGTATTCATTAAATGTAACGATACTATTACTTTCAAGCTTACGCAAATAAAAGGCTAGTCTTGTATTAAGAACCTGAAGTATTTTCTTTACGATAAACGACTTTACACCTTCTTCTGAAGCAATATACTTAGCGGACTCAATAATATCGAGTTTTTCTTGAAAAGCCGTAATGTTCTTTTTTATTTCCTCTTGTCTTGCAGTAATGCCATCGATAATTTCTTGAAAATTATTNGAATCATTATTAAGTTGATCTATATCTACAACAAGGGATTGTAACCACTCGTTTAATTGCTTTATACGGTTATTGTTAGATTCTACATCTTTACGACGTATTAAAAAGTCGTTTAACTTAGTTTGAGTATCAGTAATAGACTTTTCTATCTTTAAAATACTGTCTCGAGCTTTATCTAAACGTGGGGCTTCCTTAGCTAGTGTTTCGTTAGCATCTGAAATGTACTTTTCGTACTCAGCTTTGTCTTTTTCGTATTCAATGTTAAGGTTACCACCACAGTGAGGACACTTACTGTCTGTTTTTTGTAATTTCTTAAGACGTTCTGTATAGAACTTAAGGTTAGCATTTGCTTCTGCAACACTCTTATTAATAGCATCAACTTTCTTATTAAAAGCTACTTTAGCGTCTTTCCAGTTCTTTAATTCTGTTTCAACCGCTTTTTGAGCTTCTACATCTACAGACTCTAAACTATTGAGTTTTTCTTTTATTACAACTAGCTCTTGTTCGTTATTCTTTTGACGTTGTAACAGTACTGCTAATCTCTTTTTCTTAGATTCTTCATGTGTATCTTTCTGTTTATTTGCTTCTAATAAAGAACGAGCTGTTTCATTTAGTTTTGAGTCTTCAATATCTAAACTCTTTTTTACTTCATTGAATTCGGTACGCGCTAACAAAAGCATATTACCAAACACCTCTAAACCTAAAATACCTTCAATAAATTTACGCTTTTCTACTTTCTTTTGAGCCATAAACGGTATAGTACTGTTTAAGGTCATAATAACAGTATTCTGAAATATTTCAGAAGTAGTACCTATTGTCTTTACAATAAGCTCCGTAGTTTGAGGTATACCAGAACGAGACATATCTACTCCGTTCTCGAAAAANTAACACTTAGTAGGATTTATAGTTCTAATTATTTTGTAATTATTAACTGCATCTCCTGTATGAATATCAAAGTCTAGCTCTACTTCACATAAAGCTTCTGGGGCTTGATCATTAACAATGTTTTCCTTCTTAAGCTCTCGTATAGAGTTACCGAACAACGCAAAATGCATTGCATCAGCAATAGTAGATTTACCTACTCCATTAGCTCTATCAGCTTTATCATAGTTCTTACCGGTAATAATATTTAAACCGGGTTTATAATCAATCTCTACAGGCTTCTTGCCTATAGATAAGAAGTTAAAAGCCTTTAAGTGCTTAAAGTGTACATAACGCATCAGTTATGATTATAGTCTCTCTATACGGAAAGCCAGGACCAAGTACTGATATGTTGCATTAATTCCTCTTTGGACATATCAACTATCCTGTTAAATTCCGCTACATTCTTTGTGTAGTTAGGATTGGATTCGTTGCTATTAATGCTTCTACTATGATTTATATGATATAATGGACCTTTTACTCTACCTACATTATAACCGAGTTTAACAAAACGACGAAACCTTTCCCAATCTTCTGCACCCCAGGAAATAAAGTTTTCATTTTCCATACCACCTTTAATAAACACTTTTTTGTTCCATAAAATAGCGCCACCCACAGAATTACTACCAAAATTAGGGTAATTTGCAGGATCTAATTCATCTACATTAAATGTATTGTTTAAAGCTTCTCTTGGTATGTTAACAAACAAGCCGCCATAAGGATAAACAAAATCTACATCATTAGATCTTAAGATCTTTACCGCTTTTACTACTTGTTTAATAGGGAACAAAACATCACAATCATAATTGACTATGTAGTCTGTTCTAGATAAACGCGCCATTTNATTTAAGTAGCGAGTACGATGAAATAGCCCGTTACCTTCTTCATATATGTGAATAATGCTACTATCCTTAAAGTCTACTAACTTTTTAGGTCCGTTCTCGTAAATGATAATATTAGTATCAAAGTTAGTCTGTAAATATGATACAATATATTTTAAATTAAACGCTCTATCTTCACTATCAATTCTGATAGGTATATTAAATGTAACGTTTTTTAAATCTATTTTAGTTTGCATATTTCCAGTAAGTTGAAAGGGTGTGGTGTATGTTTCTATCTCTTAATAGAAACAAATCGCAAGGTATTTTTTTAATTGGTATACGTTTAGTTTTAAGCATATGAGTTATTAACTCTTCTCCAGATGTTATTTTAACACCAACTTTAAAATAATTAGTAATATTATCGTAAATCTCTCCGTATAACTTCATATTATTAGAAGTAGAAAAGTTTAACCAATCAGATATAACTAAAGGATTAGCACATACATTAGGTGAAAACACCCCTTCTGTAAGATTGTACGAAGCAGGATCAAGTCTAGATTCAAGACCGATATCAAACCGAGTACGTATAACTACATCATATTTGAAGTTATTAGCTAATTCATATTCTGCTAAAAGTCTTAAACTATCTTTAATAGAATAAAACATACTAAAATGTATAAAAGCAGCTGGAGAGCATTCTTGTACTTCAGGTGGTACTACTTCTTTTTGAGGTTCTACAAGTATAGCTTTAGGTTCATACAAGTAACAATCCTTATTGAGAGGTCCTTCCCAAGTATGTATGAATATATCGTAATTGTTAAAGTCTACAAGATTTCTGCGAAGTGTTTCTAAACCTTCAACCACAAAACGACTTTGACCTGAAAATGATATAGCTTTTCTCATAAAAGTACTTTATCACTTGGTACTGAAGGCCATTTTACTACGATTAAATCTACATCGTTTATAATATAAACATCAGATACTTCATTAGGATGATATACAAACATATCTCCTGCTTTTAATATCTTATTATCAATCTTTAAAGCCCCGTTTACAATGTATGTTAATTCCGTTACTATTTTATGAGTGTGTAACGGACCTTTATAACCAGCTACATGATGGTGATGAGCCACTTCAAAGAAAGGGTTTTTAAATACAGCTGGATTAAAATCTCCAATAAACCAACCGTTGTTGAAATCTTTTATGTTATAAGTGTCCATAGCTACTTTCTATCTTTTGTATACGAGCACAATGTCTACCGCCTTCAAACGTAGTGCGTTTAAATATACTAATATATTCTACAAGTTTATCTACATTAGTAATACGTGTGGGTATAGAGAAAAAGTTACAGCAATTATGTTTAATTGAGTTTTCAGCACTTATTTCATCGTATATTAATGCAGACCTTATACCATCTGTTTTATTAGCTGCAATATTAACAGCTTGCCCGGTATAACAAAAGCCAATACCATGAGTACAAGTACCGTTTTTAATAAACGTTATTGCTTGAGATANATAATCAAACTGATCACAGTCTTTATTTGTAAAGCACCCTAAATCAATGTATTCATAATTAAAAGCACTAAGAATGGTCTTACACCTTTCCTTAAGTTCAAAACCGCTGTGATCACTAGCAAGTGCTATTTTACCTTTACCAAAATGGTTTAGCACTCGAGTAGTAAAGAATTTATATTCTTCAGGTGTACCCATAATAAACATCTCGTCAACGTCTTTTATAGTAACCTTTAAACCGTCTTCTATCATTAAATTGTAAAGAGGAGTAATATAGAACTCATTACGGGTACGCAGATTCTTTTTTATCATTTTTTCTGCATACTTTACAAATACCTTACCTGTTTTAAACCCGTATACCCCAACGCATGCATTATTGCTGACTACTTCTTTTTCTGCAGTTAATAATGCATAGTTGTTTGAAGTACCGTCAGTTTTTACGTAACTGTAAGCAGGGTTATTGCTTTTAAATGTTAATACATTACCGTCTTCACTAAGATCAAAAGGCTTAAAAATAGGTTTAAAGTGTACGTCTACAGTATATATAAAAAGCGGTAAATTATTATTAATGTGCTGCTTAGCTAATAAACAAGTAGAAACACTACCNTCTGTTACTCTATCAATAACTACTATTTGTATATCTCTACCGAATTTNTTTCGAAATATTTCATCTACTCCAAAATTATTAATATGATCTTGTCGTAAACAAAATATTAAGTTACATTCAGATGTATCAATAGAACTCAATGCCCAGTCAATTAAGTGCTTATCATAAGCAGTAATCATGTACTTTGGTACAACAAATCCTTCATCAACAAAGCGTTGACCACGACCAGCAAGAGGTACTAAAAGGTTATACTTTTTCATTTTTAAAGTGTTTGGTTAACTCATTATGAGCGTTTTGTATTACCTTAGGAAGGTCTCTTGTACTATCAAGTAATCCTGCCAATATATATGCGGCAAATTTGTCTCCAGCTCCAAGTACATTAATGTCTGGAACAAGCTCTGCTTCAAAGTAGTATTTCGTACCGCTTTTACTGTATAAAATGCTGCCACTTGAGCTGTGTTGCAGTACATTACCTCTTACTGACTTGCAAAGGCTTGATATATTAAGATGATGTGAATCCTCATCTGATATTAGTAGAAGATCTATATAATCTAAGCTAGAATCATATACATTTAAAGGTGTACCGTTGCAAGTATCAGCTACATTAATGCCGTCTAGTTTTGAAATAAAACTTCTATCGTGCAACTCATTTAAATACATTATATGATTAATCTTACTAGAATGTATAAAGGGTGATTGAGTTTTTAAAGACAAACGGGATATACTCGTGCGTTTACATTGTTTAACATCAACCATTATCAATGACTCTCCTATATCAGTAGGTTCTACTTTAACCTTAAAATGAGGATTGATTGTTTTAAGCTGATTCCAAACATTACCTATACATCCCACAGAAAATCTGTTTTTAAAATCTTCGTATATGTTGTCATAGCTTAGATGCCCGTAAAGTGTTATATCAAAATTTTTCATTACGGTCCCATTTAATTAAAACATCCACGGTTGGCTCAAAAACCATACCTTTTAATAAAAAATACTCAAATAGTTTAACAATTACTCCTTCTCCGCCTTTAACTTCGAGGTCAATTGCAACTTTCTTAACGCTATTGGGAGAATCTGAAGGGCAAAAACTATACCCTACTTGATTCATTATGTTAATATCAAAGACATCATCTCCAACATATACCATGTCTAAGCTTTCTACATTATAACGAGTCTCAAATTTTGGTATGTAGGTTGCTTTGTCTACCATACCGCCACTATCTCTATTGTTAAAGAAATCTATGTTTCTGTTATTTGCTACTGCTTCATTAACGTTAGTATCTCCAGAAAGAAACACTATATCCCAGCCATTAGCTTTAAATTGCTTAATAGCTGTAAAATCCTTATCATTAAAGGTTTTGTATATGCCTTTACCGGTATTATCGTAATACTTTTTACCGTCAGTTAGTACACCATCAACGTCTAAGACTATTAACATAATCTTTATAATAATATATATTATCAGAACAAATTCCAGCAAAATCTAATAAATGTTCAGATGCAAATGTCCATCTCGGATCCTCTGGCATTACACAGATAGCATCTTTATAAGCTTTTTTATATGTCGGGCTTAACCATATAAAACCAGCGGTTGTTACTACAAAATCGTCTTTATCTATACTAAAACAGTTAACCGCATAATGCTTAATTTGATTTAAAGCTTCTATATTTTTACAATGTAGCCAAAGGTTATCTTGTGCAATAAACTCAAACTCTACATTATACTGAGGGGCATCATGCCCAAGATAAAAATCTTCATCTATGTACCACAAATCTATTTCCACATTAAACCCATGATCTAAACAGTATTTAATTTGATCGGGGTGGTTCTCTTTATCGGATTTACCATTAAGATTACCTCTATGTGAAATATAACGCATTATTTAAAGTTTTTTCTGTCATCTAATTCTGGTTTGTTCTTTTGCGTCCACATAGCACCCATAATATTCCATACTACAGCTGATAAATGGTCTTCGTCTTCTTCTCCTGCCCACCATTTAAGTAGATGGCGTTGTGCACTATCATAAAATACAGAAGTAGTCATGCCGTGCTTCCAGTTATCAAACCCGTACTTTTCACCACCTTTACGGTAATGATCCATCACCTTAATAAGTTCTTGTGTAGGTATTAAACTCATTCTTGGTTTACCTACATCTGTATCTCTTTGGGCTCCTGTATCAAACTGTCTTTTCATTTTTATTTAAAATATTGTTAAAGATCCAATCTTCGGATAAAATATAGTTTTGTGCAAGTTTAAAATTCTCTTCTATAGCAGCTTTTTTGCTATTATAAAAGTCTGGTGTACAAGTTTTAAGTTTATCCTTTAAATCATACATATCATTAAATATAACAAAACCATCAATATTAAAAAACTTCTCTATAGATGGGCATCCCCAATAAATCGGAATTGTGCCAGTCATTAAACAATCTATAAGCTTTTCTGTAAAATAAAAATCCTTCTTACAGTTTTCAATAGCAAAATGAAACCTATAATCTTTAAGTCCCTCAATTTTATTCATTGAGTGTATTATAAATTGTTTGTAACTCGGACCAAAAGCATCAATATTCTTACCGGATGCATGTATAATTTGATGTCTTAATTGATGTCCAGGTAATTGATTTTTATTAGATGCAATAATAGAAAACATTTTACTTTTTTCATATATTTGCCTTAATTCTACTGGAATCCAGCATCCACCTACAGGATACCATTTAGCATTAGGTAAACTTAAATACTCTTTATCGTGAGTCCATATCTGTTTGTACCTATGGGGGTTATTCTTTACATATTCATAAGCAAACGGGTGTATACCTTGAGGTTCTAATAACCATGCTATATTACCGTTTTCTAATTGGTAGTCTGTACATATTACGTCTACACCAGGAGGGGCGTCTGACCGATTCCAAATAACATGTTTTGCAATACTAACCGGTGGTGTAGGGTTATTACTGAATATACAATGTGCAAAATTACTATCTTTAATATAGAGTTCTATTTTATTCATTTTTGTATCCATCCTTCTACTACTAAGTCTTTACCATCAGAGGGACCTTTTGAACCAAACCAAAGCTTAGGCATAACNATTACTTTATCAGAATTGTTATTAAGCCAGGCTGCCCACCAAGAAAATGTAGAATTTGTAATAATATTATTTTTACAAAGTGATATACCTATAAAGTCGTCTATTTGAGTTCTACCTTGTAGAAATAAAACCTTTTTACCGGTACGATTAAATAAATCTTTATTTTGTTTACACCAAGGTATATCATCAGAGAATACAATGTAGGTTTTTACTTCTGCGCGTTCTTCTATTTCTTTTTGTGCAGAAAACCAATAATCTTGTGGTTGTTGAGGGTGAATATTGGGATAGTTTAAATAATCTCCGCGCCGCACATGTATAGAGCAAGTAGTAGATAAATCTATTTGATTTAATACGTTTTTTACTTCATCTACTAAAGTAGAATTAAATTGAAATACGTCTCTTATTTTATCTTCTACTTTATTAAAGTACTTATCACTCTGAAAATACCCATCTAAATAAACAAATGTATTGACCGGTAACTCTACAGGGTTATAATCAAAGCTCTTTTCTTTAACTATAACAGACGGTCCCGGTGCTAAACCTGGTAATTTATTAGCAAAATACGTATTGTTCTTCCAGTTAGAAAACCCGTAACGCAAATTATGATCCATTGCTATACCAATAGTGCTAGCAATTAAAAATAGCTGATTACCTAAACCATGTCCCTGAGATTTTAATAGACCTATGTGAGATACTTGCATGTTATTTGTTTAGGTTAATTACATTTTTAGTATATATTGTTTTCAAGGCACTTAACACCTTTTCTAAAGGAGTATCAGTATTTTCTACAGCAGATTTGCCGTGTACCTTTCTGTAGTAATTAGCCCCGTCTATCATGTTCTTAGTCCATTTCTCAGTATGTGTTATAGAACTGTTTTGTATTGAACCGGGTATCTCTTTAAGCATTTCATCACTGCCTTCTACGTCTGGAAACCACCAAAAAGCTGGCATATAACCACCTTTAATAATTCTTTGACATAATTCTACATGTTCCCATGCATTTTTAAAATACGGATCGTGATAACCAACACTCTCTATAACACTCGGGTGAAAATAAGAGAATGCCCCAACGCAATGCTGGTTAAGAGCAACCTTTATACCTTTTGGATATTCTACTATATATCTTGGTCTAGGTGATTTATAATCTGGTGTTCTATTAGCAGGTCCGTGATAACCAAAGTTTAAATGAAATACACCAGAACCTAAAGCTGTATCAATGTATTTTTGCCAAACATCTGGAGTCTGAACTAAAATGTCATTTTCAATAAGAAATATATGGTCACATTTCCTATTCATAAGAACATTCATTGCTCTATTTTTAGCAACACCAACCGTTTGATAGGGTGGTCTATTATTCATTATTTCAATACCTTCTGGTAATGTACCGTCAGGAATCTTAATACCATCATTAATAAGAATAATATCTGTTAATGGGCCTTTGTTTGCAAGTAAACTCTGTACACATTGTTTTGTGTATTCTAATCTATCGCATGCTATAACGGCTACTCCTATTTTCATGTTAAAGAATGGGCTTTATGATATAAATCGTTAATGTAAGACTTTACTTTATCTTTATGCTTAATTTCAAGTAAATCAATGAATTCTGATATAGAATTTTCTACACTTATATTAAAGTCTTTTGCGTTTGCTTCTTCTATATTGAGTTTAGAGTTTTCATTATAATCATATTCAATAGCAAATTCAACCGGCTTGATAGAATTGAGCTTTTTTACCATCTTATCTACGACTTCCGGTTCTAATGGTGTATCGATGTAGAACTTAATTATATTTCCTTTAATAAGAGTCTTAAGTTCCTCTACAGTGTACTTACCACCTGCAATCTCTTTGTACGTTATCTTATTATGTTGTGGGGATATAGTATTTTCAATAAAATCATACCCTAACGTATCAAGATCTAGTATGTATAGTCCCTTTTTAGTATTGTAATCTCCCCAGTCTTGTTGATATGGTGAACCAGCATAAAGAATAGTACGGTCTTCATATTTGCGTTCTTCTCTATGATGAAAATGACCTGAAACAGTGAGTTTTGCTCTACTAGTAAGATCGGTTGTTTTTAAACCGTTAGTACACACTTTGAAAGCATTCATCTTAAAACTATTAATTTCAAAATGCCCTACGATTAAATCGCATACGGGTACTTCTTCTATTTCTTGCCCCCACGGACAGAAAGCTATTTTCGTTTTCTTATAATCAAATACAAACAACCTATCAATAACAGTAATATTAGTCCATCCTTTGAGAATAGAAACAGAATTAACATTAGAATTATCTTTATAATAAGCATCATGATTGCCAACAGTAATGATAATATTAAAGTCGATAAACTCCCTAAAAATATCATTAACAATATGAAGAGTATTAACAGCAATATCATTTCTATCATGGAATATATCTCCTGGTATAATTATATCTTTTATATTACGTTGTCTAAATTGATCTGCAGCCCACTTAGCATGATCCATCGCAATCTTATGCCATGTCTCGCTATTGCGATGTACACCATAATGCGGGTCAGAAAAAATACCTACTTTAGAATTATGAATTTTCATTATTACGTTTATTTGGATTAACAGGGTCATCTACACCTACCTGTGGTCCAATTACACTATAAACTTCTTCTTGATAAGCTGCAAGCGTATCTCTCATACGTTTTTCCTTTTTAATGCGACTTCTCCAACAGTTAAATGATATAGAGTTAAAATAAGAAAACGGATTACTTCCTTTATCAAAATTATACTTCTTTTGTTTTAATGCATTAAACATATTAATTAANGAATCTCCAATAGCGTCTTCTTTGAATGTATAGTTAATGAAATTTGAAGCATGTGCAAGCCCGTAAGCAATATTTTTTATCATNAGTGCCAACTCATTAGTAATAACATCAGTTTCATAGTATTTGCGTAACTCAGCCGTAAAATCAGCTGGGCTTACGTAATATTCCTTTTTAGCCTTAGCAGTTGGACTTAAAGGCTTTACAGGTTTAGGTTCACCAGGTTGGCTCGGTGAGGTTTTTTTCACATATTTTGATGTTTTCAAGGTCATAAAATTCTTTTCGTTTAACGTAGTGTTTTCCGCCATAAACTAGTTTGTCTACAATATCTATAATTGTTAGTATATCTTTATTCTCATGTACTCTCAGCCCACGACCAATAGATTGTAAAGTCTTAATCTTTGATTTGCCACCGGCTGCAAATATAATGTAATGTATATTTTTAATAGATATACCCGTTGAGAATATCTTACTTATAGCAATACAAACAATATTGTTATCTTTTTCCATGAGATCTTGCACATAACGCCTATCCTCTAACTCTACACTACCCTGTATAAAAAATATTTGTTTGTTTTTTATATTTGCATTAAAATCCCTAAACATCTTTTCACCATGTGCAATATGATCTACAAGTATAAGACAGTTATTTGCTAAGTTAGCTACCATTTTGCTAAGAACAGTATTTCTATAATTACTGTTATGTATAAATTCTAACTCAGTTAAATAGCGTTGAGAGGCAGATACTGCAGTGTAATCAGGCTTACGACTGTATTCTATATGTATAGCTATACATTGTGCGTTAGCTATATATTCTCCACCCGCAGCTTCACGTAACTCTGTAGTGGTTTTCTTAAAGATAACTGGCCCTATAATGTTGTTAATGTTCCATTTATCTATTTCACTTTCTGGTAATGTACCGGTAAACCCTACCCTCCTCAGTGTGGGTATTTTATCAATAAGTTTACATACTTTGTTACCTCTACGTAATTTATGACACTCGTCTACAATTAGTAACCCTACTTTATTAAACCAAGATAAATCTGAAGATTTACTTTGTAATATACCCATATTAGCAATAATAACCCGAGCATTAGGGTCTAATTCTGTTGTACCTGTCCACTTGCTTACTATTTCTATAGGAAATTTATAGGATTCAAAATCTTTATACGTTTGAGCCACCAAACCTAAATCTGGTACAATTATTAGTATTTTTTCTGTGAGTTTGATTTCATGCAAAGCAGCATATACTAGATTTGCAATAATTAAGGTTTTACCACCACCTGTAGCTAGCTCAACTATACCGTGACCGTGCTCTAATGCTTTACCTACAGCTGTTTCCTGATAATCTCTAAGTTTAAATTCGCTTTCTAACGACTTTTGTGTACCAGGAGTTAAGATGTGAGTACGTTTAATTGCATCTTTATATTCTTCGTTAACCTGTATATCAAACGGTATGGTTTGAGATTTTAAGAAACTTATAATCTCCGGCACTAAACCAATACCACAGTACCCAGCGCCTGTTATTGCATATACTCGTTGTGGTAAAAATCTTTGGTAACGATTGAAACGGGCAGCAACGTTCTTAACACTAAAGTGCTCTTTTATTGCAGGAAGATAATCAGAAACGATTTTAACTTCCTTACGCTTAGGGTCGTATTGAAAGTTAACTACCATTAAGTTGTTTCTAATCTTTGTAAATCTATTACATTTTTACAATCAAAAGTAAGAGAGCTTGTTAGCTTTTCTACTTTTTCTAGATATTCTATAATACCTTCAAGTTTATCTATATATTCGTTAAGTTTTGCAACATTAGGGTTGTTTTGAGTTAATTGCTCTAAAGCAGCTTTACTCAAATTAACCGGACTAGCATTAGAAGTAGCTTTAACAAGTTCTTTCTTTTTATTGTTTAGGGTGCGTAATTGATTCTTATGCTGCATCATACGTGCTACCCATTTATGCTTAATAGTAGGAACAAGCATAGCTTTCTCTTTAAGAGACAATTCATCCACTTTAATGTCTTGAATTATTTCCGTTTGATAATTTGTAAATAGAGTATCTAAATCTGGTAGGTCCATAGTTTGACGGCATAAGTATATATTAATCTATAGATAAGTCCAGTGAAAAATTTTAACAAAAAATACAATAAATTAATGGAAGATATGGGAGCCGGAATGACTGANGCTTCAGTAGGCATGGCAAACCCTAATCCAACTGGTAATATAGGGCAATCCGGTCCTTCAGTATACGGAGAACCTAATGATGCACGTAATTTGTTTGGTACAAAGGTTGAAAAACCAAAAAAGAAAAACAAATTTAAAGCTCCTAAAAAGCTTCCTGGTTTTAAGACTCCTTTCAAGGTAATCCGTAGAACACCTCCAAGTTTGTAATAATTAACAATAATGGACTTAGGTCATTGGATTACAAAGCTTACTATCGACACAAATAGCCTTCCGTACGGGTTTATTTATGTTATTACCAATATCAAGAACGGAAAGGTGTATATAGGTAAAAAACAAATGAAGTCTGTTAAAAAGCTTAAACCTCTAAAGGGCAAAAAGAATAAACGTCATTTTGACATAGAAACAGATTGGAAAACTTATACATCCTCTTCTAATGAATTAAACGAAGACATAATAAAATACGGAAAAGAGAATTTTACATTTGAAATTGTTAAACTATGTGATAGTAAGTTTGAACTAGCTTATTATGAAGCTAAAATGCAGTTTGATGCTAATGTTTTACTAGAAAACAATTATTACAATGGCATTATAAATTGCCGTATAGGTAGAGCACCGGATGCTTTATTAAAAAAACTTGCACTAGAGAAAAAAGAGAGTAATATAGAGGGTTTAAATGAAACATCATCAGACAGCACTAAATCTAATAGTGATAGACTTTGAAAGTCTAGCTGATGATATACAGACCTCATTTTTAAATAAAATAAGAATAGATTACGGTACGTTTGAAGAAGATATACCGGAAAGAGATAGAAAAAGAATATTACAGTATTTTATACTTAAACATACATTAAAGGCTCATAACTCTTTTGCAAACCCAAAAAACGTAATCTTTTATATTAATCAACGTTTAAGTACCTACGAAAGTATAAAGAAGTGCTTTTTAACAATTTCAAAACCATTTAACTTAATGGTATACACTAATAGTATAGATTTTGATTGTATTAACAGCAAATCCGGAGATTCAATAGAACTACTAACAGGCCTAAAGAACTTTAGATTCAATTTTGATCATGGGCAGTTTTCCTACAGAAAAGTCACTTTATTCCTTGAAAAAAACAAACTTGATCCTGCAAGAATTAGCGAGGAAATCCCGGAGATATATAATTATATAATAAGATCAAGGCGAACGCAGTGAGCCTATTAAAAAGTATACAATTAAGCAACACGCGAGCATTATTTAACACATATAACGTAGGGATATGTGTAGGATTTGTCTTTTCCCTTCTTCGGTATTATATTACGATAATGCCATAAAAAATCAACTATAGTTCTTTATTTTTGTTGTAAGCAAGTAAATATAACTAAATGGATCACATCATCGAAAAAGTAAAAAAGAAAAGCAAGTTTTTGAAGCTTTTAAGTGAATACACTAATAAAGCTAGCTTAGCTACGGAAGATGGTGCCGCTCCCGGTACATTACCTGTACAGCCTGCAGCTGGTACTCAGACTGCTGCCCCAGCTAATCCAGCTGTAAAACAACAACAAGCTGCTCAAGCCCAAGCAGCAGATGCAGCTAAGAAAGCAGCTCAAGCAGAACTACAAGCTTTACAATCTACGTCTAACGTAAATCAAGAAAGAATTAAACAATTGCAGGCTTTTGTTAACGGCCAAGGCCCAGCACCTGCACCTGTACAACAGGGTAATCAACCTCCAACCACATGAGTAAATTTAATCAAGTTTTAAATAAAGCATATTCTAGGATTTTAATGGAAGATGATGCTGCACCTGCAGCTATTCCTCAAGACGGAGGCGGCACAATGCCACCACCACCAGCTCCGGCCCCAGCTCCTGCACCTGCTCCAGCTCCAGAAGAACCAAAGCCATTATCCCCTGAAGGTAAAAAGTTTTTAGTATCTTTAGCTTTAAAAGCTCTATCTGTAGGACCTGATGCAATTAGTGCAGCAGATAAATCCATATTTGAAACAGAAGTTACTGCTGCCAATGCAGATGAAGTAGCTGACCGTATTAGTCAGATTATTGATAGTACTGGCGGTTAAATATGATAAAAGATATGGTGATTTATTTTCACCGTTTCATATCCTTTATCAATTAAATCATCAACCCAATAAGGGCGTACATGTATAGTGTGATAATACACTGCACCTTGAGTGTGATTAGTTAATGGTGCTTGTAATATTTGTATAGCTTCTTTCCATTTTGGATGTTTTTTGGCTTTTGCTATTGCAGCATCTACACCATTATTAAAACAAGAGAATTGTTTATGAGCNGTTACTATTGCATAAAGGGATTTATGTTGATGAGTAGCTCTATTGTGTATAACCTCGTTAACCGCTTCCATACCGGTTTTACCTTCTCCACCAGCTTCTAATACAATACATGCAACCACAGCTTCTGCTCTTTTTAGTTCATCTTGTTTGTAATGATGGGCAAACGTAGAAACGTTTTGTACCATTGCAGGCGGGGGTAAAGTGTTTGGAACCGTTATCACTTCTTTTATATTTACACTTGCTTGTTTTTTAATCATTAGCTTAATAAATACTTATGGTTAAATAACTCTTATCCAAGTGAACATAAAATATCGTAATAAAATATATAAAAGCGAAGACTTACCAATTTTTATATTTTTTAAAACAGATGGTAATCGGAAAGAGTTTATAAACATATTGGAACATTACAAAGCAGGTACTTTTTGCAGAATTAACTGTGTACATTCAATACTTGCCGGTAATACTGTAATTAAAGACAAAAGATCCCCTATATTCTTTAACATAGAAGATAAAGAAGAAAAGAGAACCTTACAAAGAAGTCTGTTTGACAATGACGTTGATGATAATAATGCAATGATGTGCAGTCCTTCAGATATCAAAGAGGATAACTTAATATCCTGGGTAGAAAAAAACCTAGACAACCTACTTTAGCAGTTGATTGTTGGTTTAATTATCTTAATATACGTATATGAACAAATACGTATCTACCAAGGTTATTCCTTTAGGCTCGTGTGCTTTTCGTCAACCCTTTGCAGAAAGTCACTGTCGTTTTATTCACGGTTATAGGTTACAAGCTAAATTTTGGTTTAGCTGCAACACGCTTGATGAAAATAACTGGGTAGTAGATTTTGGCGCCCTCAAAAAGCTCAAGACTGCCTTAGAGGAACAATTTGATCATACTACAGTAGTTTGGGAAAAAGACCCTGAATTAGATACGTTCTATAGTCTCAATATAAAAGGTCTTATTGATTTACGTGTTATGAAAGACGGGGTTGGTATTGAACGATTTGCTGAATATTGTCTTAATGAAGCAAATGAGTTTGTGGATGATTTAACCAACGGGCGGTGCTGGTGTGAGAGAGTAGAAGTTTGGGAGCATGAAGGTAATAGTGCTGTTTACGAATCTGTACATAACGGAGAGTGGAAAAGCTAATATAATATACTATAATAAATTATGTCTAATATTGATCCTAATACAACTTTATTCATATCAGATGATTTCGTATTCTATACACTAGAAGGCGAAGGTCGTTATATTGGCTACCCTTCAGTGTTTATGAGAATGGCTATGTGTAACTTAACCTGTATTGGTTTCAAGAGTGATGACTCACCAAACGGTTGTGATAGTTACATTAGCTGGTCTAAAAAGAACAAAATGACGTTTGAAGAAGTAGCTCAGTTGTTCGAAAAGAACGATTACCATGAACGTTTAAAAGAAGGTGCATTACTTAAACTGACCGGTGGTGAGCCATTTATTCAGCAAAAGAACTTATTATTATTTGTTAAGTTTATTAGAGACCGTTGGGGTTTTGCTAATTTCGGTAGAACGCTCACTTCTGATGATATTGGTAGACCACAGCTACATATTGACTTTGAAACTAATGGCACTATTATGCCAGATGAAGAATGGTCTCGTATTGGTTGTAAAGTAACTTATACTACCTCTCCTAAAATGTCTAATAATGGTGACCCAGCTGATAAACGCTTTAAACCAGAAGTATTACGTTATTTGGTAGTAAATGATGCATGCTTTAAGTTCGTAGCTAAACAAGAATCAGACTTAACTGAAGTCTTAGAAAACTACCTTAATAACCCTGACATCGGTCTACCTTCCAGTCAGGTGTGGATTATGCCTATGTGCGGTAGCCGTAAAGAGTTATTAGAAGTAGGACCAGCTGTAGCTGAATTATGTAAAAAGTATAACTTTAAATTCTCAAACAGAATGCACTTACAGGTTTGGGATAAGGCCCTCAAAGTTTAATATATGAGCTACAATCCAGACCCTAAAGCACATTTTTATGTTAGTCTAATTAAGAGTATTATCCGTATTGCTGCGGGTACTGCTCTTGTTATGAACCACGTTGCAGTGGCAGGAGGCTTATTAATACTTGCTGAACTACTCGGTATTGCAGAGGAGGTAGTATGAAGCAAGAAATAAAATTCACATATACGTTAGAGCATACTAATGACGATATTAATGTCAGTGTGCCTCGTAAGATTGAAATTATATTTGACGGTCAAGCCGACTTAGAGGAACTAACAGAGCAGTTTAACGCTTTTGTTAAAGCTATAGGTTACAACCCACCTCACAATTGTGT